AAATTAGACAAATTTGTAAAAGAAAATCAACAAACTAATTTAAGTAGAGAAGCTTTAAAATATTATATAACACAACAAAATTCCTATTATAGTAAATTACCAATGTTAGATTTAAAATTTGAAGATGATTCATTATTAGAAAAAGATATAGAATTTTTAAGAAATCCTCCTAGAGATAAAATAAAATCAGATAAAGAATTACAAGAACAAGTACTTTTAAGAAGAATATTAAAATCTACAGGTGGTTTAGTTACAGGACCAAAAGTTTCTGACACTAAAGAAGACCCAGCAGATAGAGTAGACCCTTTTACAGGAGAACCTTATAAAGCTCAAATGGAGGAGTTAGGATTATGAACATAGAACAATGTAAAGCTGAAATAAAAAGACACGAAGGTGAAGTGTTAGAAATATATATGGATAGTTTAGGCTATAAAACTCTTGGTGTCGGACATCTATGCCAACCAGAAGACCCTGAATACAATTGGGAAGTTGGTACTGCTGTTCCTCAAGAAGTAGTAGATATGTATTATGAAAGTGATTTTAATAAACATTTAAAAGAAACTATGCATGTTATAGGCGAAGAAGATTTTAAAAACTTACCAGAGATTATACAACGTGTTGTAGTTAATATGTGTTTTAATCTAGGTGGTACGAGATTTAGTAAATTTAAAAAGATGTTAGCAGCTTGTCGTATACATGACTGGGAAGAGATGGCTGTACAAATGGAAGACAGTCGTTGGTTTAGACAAGTAGGTAGACGTAGTGTTGAGTTACAAACTATGGTTAGAGAATGCTGCTCTACTTAGAAACAGATTTAGACAGGGCATATAAGCTTGATTGTAAAGCTAGAGCCAAGTGTGATGAGCCTTGGGTAACTAGAGAACAGTTTAGAAGTTTATATGAAAGTTTAATCAGCTTACATTTACAAAAAGCTGAGAAGGAGAATATATTAGTAGATGATGTACCTGAATGGGTGCTAAGTTCTATTGATGGTATGTTAGAGGGAACATTAACTTTAGAGAGAGAATAATATGAAAGATATGTTAAAAAATATAGTAGGTGCTGTAGCTCCAACATTAGGTACTGCTTTAGGTGGTCCTATGGGTGGTATGGCTGCTAATATGATAGCCGATGTTTTAGGTTGCCCTAACAATCCTAAAGCAATAGAAAAAGCTGTAGCTGAAGCAACACCTGAACAAATGTTAGAACTTAAAAAAGCTGAAAATGATTTTGAAGTACAAATGAAAGAGCTAGAAGTAGACGTATTTAAACTAGAAGTAGCTGATACGCAAGATGCTAGAGGAAAATTTTCAAAAGACTGGACAGCTAGAATTATGGGTGTAGCCACAGTAGGTGGATTTTTAGCCTATATATTCTTAGTAACACTACAACCACCAGAGCAGAATAGTGAGGCTTTGATAAACCTAGTGTTAGGTTATCTTGGTGGTTTAGCAAGTGCTGTTATTAGTTTTTACTTTGGGGCTTCACATAAGCAAGACTGATGGAGTCGGCAGTATCACTAATAACTGAATTAGGTTTTCCTATTGCAGCAGCTTTAGGACTAGGTATTTTTGTTTGGAAACTTATCAATAGAATTATTGATGGTATGGAAACTAAACTAGATACCTTAGATGAAAAAGTACAGACTGCATTAGACACTATGGAAGAAAGGGTGTCAACTAAACTTGATAGTCAATATGGTATTATTGTGAGTTTAATTGATAGAGTAAGAGCATTGGACAATCAAAGTATTAGACAAGATGTATTGTTAAAAACTTTGGTGGGTGTCCCTAATTTAATTGATTTAGAAAAAATAGCAAAGGCAGAAAGAGATGACCAAAGAAAAGATTGAGATGGCAACATTAGTAAGTATATTTTTATTAGCATTATTTGCAGTAACAGATATAAAAGCTGATGAGATGGTACATCAATTTAAGAATCCCAGTTTTAGTGGGATAGGTACTTCTGCACATTATCTTACCATAGAGAATCAAGAGTTCTCAAGAAAGATGACTATCAAAGAAGAACTAAAAGCTATTCAAGAACAAATAGAAAGAGATAAAGAGAACACTACACTAGCAAGGTTTATAAGAAACTTAGAGTCTAGAATATACGCACAGCTATCAAGACAGCTAGTAGAAAATTTATTTGGTGAGACTCCAAGTACAAGTGGCATATTAGAATTAGAAGGTAATACTATTGAGTATAGTATTGAAGATGGAATTATAACATTAAGGATTGTAGATGCAGATGGGAATGAAACAATTATTGAGTTGCCTATTGGCGATTTCAGCTTTTAGTGGTTGTGCAGTATTAAGTAAAAACAACGATTTAGTTTTAACAAAAAAAATAGAACCTGCTAACGTATTAGATTTACAATCTACACAGTTAGCTGATTTACCTCCTGCAAAAATTAAACCAATTATAGCAGTATATGCTAACAGTTTTCAAGACTTAACAGGGCAAAGAAAAAGTAACAGTAGCTTTGCTTTATTTAGTACAGCAGTTACTCAAGCTCCAGAAGCATTGCTTATCAGAGCTTTGAAACATGCTGCTAATGGTGAATTTTTTAGAGTTGTTGAAAGGGTAGGGTTAGATAATCTTACCAAAGAACGACAACTAATCCGGTCAACTAGAGAGAACTTTGAGGAAGACTTAAAACTACAGCCCTTACTATTTGCTGGTCTTATAGTACAAGGTGGAGTTATAAGTTATGATACAAACATTCAATCTGGTGGTATTGGGGCACGTTACTTAGGAATAGGTAACACGAAACAATACCGAGAAGACGTAGTAACTATATCATTGCGATTAGTTTCTGTGTCAACTGGTGAAATATTATTAGAGACTACGGTATCTAAAAATGTTTTATCAACAAGTGTATCTCAAGATGTCTTCCGATTTATTGAAGCTGGTACTGAACTAGTAGAAATAGAAGGAGGCATCGCTGAGAACGAGGTTGGCTCTATTGCTTTGCAAAAGGCAGTAGAGACAGCAGTTTTTAATTTAATAGAAATAGGAATAGAAAGAGGGTATTGGGAATATGAAAATATTAAAATTATTGACCCTTGCAATGATGTTGAATGTGTCATTGTACGGGGCTGACAACGAAATATATATAGACCAATCAGGTGATACTGCTAATATAGATTTAGAGCAACTTGGTTCAAGCAACATTATAGGTGGGCTTGATTCTACTGCTGGAAGTCTAACTCCATTAGATTTGGATGGTAATACTTTGGATTTAATATTAAATCAAATAGGTGACAGTAATACATTTCTTGGTGATATACTAGGAGATAATATTGTTGGTTACTTTAATTTTGATGGTAATTCAAATACATTTACTATTCAAGTTGACCCTACTAATACTTACGGTGCTGATGGTTCTAATCTAAATGTTCAAACTACTGGTGACAGTAATGCATTTAACTTGGATTTAGCTACAAATGCTATAGCAAGTAATACAGATTTAGATTGGATTATCAATGGTAGTAGTAATACTTTAACATTCGATATAGATGTTGATGGTGCTACTTCCTTTGTAGATATAGATGGAGATAGTAATACTGTAACTTATGATGGTGATGGCTATGCTAATGGTTATTTTTATTTAGACCAAACAGGTAGTTTAAGAACCTTTAATATACAACAACAGAGTACTTTAGCAAGTGATTGGCTCAAGATTATTTCAAATGGCGATTCTGGTACTGTTTGTGTTATCCAAGACGATGGTGGCACAGCAGTCGGATGCTAATATTGGAAGCGTAACAGAATTTAAAGGAACAGGCAGGATTGTAAGGGATAAACCTTATGATGCTGCCTTGTCTTTTGGTATTGAAAGTTATGATAATGTTGAGACTACTAATGGTAGGATTGGTATAACATTTCTTAATGACACTAAGGTTAGATTAACAGAGCACTCACAGTTACTCATTGATGAGTTTATCTATGACCCTGACCCATCAAAGTCTAAGATGGCTTTGCAGTTTGCAAGTGGGACAGCAAGATTTATTACTGGTAAATTAAATACTATTAATAAAGAGAACATTGCTATCAGTACTCCAAGTGCTAACGTATCAATTCGTGGTACAGATTTTACAGTAACAGTAAATGAACTTGGTGAAAGTTTAATTATACTATTACCAAAAGATGATGGTACTCCAAGTGGTGAGATAATTGTTGCTACTGCTGTAGGTGAGGTTATACTTAATCAACCCTATCAAGCTACTACAGTTTCTATGTTTGAAACTGAGCCTACTAAGCCTGTAATATTAGATATAACACTTGAACTAATAGACAACATGTTGATTGTCAATCCACCAAAGGAGGATATAAATGTTACTGAGAAGAGTGTGTCAAGTGGTAGTAGTAATTTACTTGATGTTGACTATCTTGAGTTTGAGGACTTGGATGTAGACTATCTAGCTAATGATGATTTAGAATTTACAGAGCTAGATATAAATTACCTTGACGTGAATTTTTTAGAGGACTTGCTTGACATCATACAGGATGTTAATGAGCTTGACCAGACTGAAACTTTACTTCAAGCTAGTTTAGATTTAAAAGGTACAACATTAGGGTTTGACCCTGATACACAAATAAATACTTTTACTACAGATAATACTATAACTTTTATTAGAGCATTAGAAAATACAGTAAGAGTAGATTTAGATAAAAATAATGCTTATACTGTTATCTTAGTACAAAATGGTAAGAGCACACAGATTATAGTAAACGGTGGTAGCTCATCAACCATAACAATAAAACAAAATGACTAATATAAAGTACGCAAGTTTATTAATAGGGTTACTAACATTACCTTTGCTATTTAATTTTGCACCATTAGAAGTACTAAGACTAAAAACTTTTGATGCTCTAGTACAAACACCAGAGCCTTCAGGTCATTTTACTATTTTAAATATTACAGAAGAAGATGTACAACTCAAAGGTGGTTATCCTTTTCCTCGTCAAGACTTAGCAAGTATTCATCTTGAGTTACTTAACAAAGGTGCACTAGGTGTTGGTTGGGTAATATTATTTCCACAACAAGATAGATTTGGTGGTGATAAAATATTCTCTGATGTATTAAGCTATGCACCAAGTGTGTTAGCTATGCCAGAGTTTGACAATGGTATGTACCCAGAAACTCATGGTACTGTTATTCTTGGACCAGATGTAGAGTTACCAAAGGCAAAAGGATTTTTACAGAATATAAGACCTTTAAGTAATTCAGCTACGCAAGGTGCTGTGTCTGCTCCAGTAGATGTTGATAACCTTGTAAGAAGATTACCATTACTACAACAAACACCTGATGGTTGGGTTGCTGCTTTTGGTACAGAAGTATTAAAGACTTTAGCTGGTGCTAATACTTATCAGATAAAGACCAACGAGAATGGTATAGAGATGATAAGAGTAAAAGGTTTACCACCTATTAGTACAGACAGTTTAGGTAGAAAGTGGATTAGTTGGGTAGATACTAATCAAACAACATTAGAAGAGATGGATGTTGAGGGTACATTTGTTTTTGTTGGCGTGACTGCTGCTGGTGTAATGCCACAGTTAGCTACACCAAAGGGACTATTAGAACCTCATAAGATACAAGCAGCTTTAGCTGAAAGTATTTTGATAGACTCACCTCAGATTCCAGATTATAGATTATTTATAGAACTTATTTTATTATGCATTTCAGGATTATTAGTCGCCTTCGTGATAGGTCATTTTGGTATTACTATGGGAGTATCATTGGCAGGTATCTCGATATTGTCGATGGGTGGACTAGGTTACTATTTTATATCTCTAGGATATTTAGTTGATGTAACATGGAGTATGACATGTATGACACTTTTGTCATTACAACAATTCTATCTAAGATTCAGAGAGCAATACAAACTAAGACAACAAATCAAGAAACAGTTTGGTCATTACCTTGACCCAAGACAAGTAAAACAATTACAAGACAACCCTGACTTATTAAAGTTAGGTGGTGAAAGAAAGTATTGTACCATGTTATTTACTGATGTCAGAGGCTTTACAAACTTATCAGAACAATTAGAACCAGAACAGGTGACAGAGTTAATGAACAAGACATTAACCATACAAGCTAATGCAGTTAAGAAGTATGGTGGTATGGTTGATAAGTATATAGGTGATGCGATGATGGCTATCTTTAATGCACCATTAGACTTAGACATGCATGAGGACAGAGCAATCCTTACAGCTATAGAAATAAAAGAAAAGATGGAAGAAGCAGACTTAGGTATTGAAATTGGTATAGGAATTAATTCCGGTATCGTGATGCTAGGTAACTGTGGTTCAGAAGATAGGTTTGATTATACTGCTATAGGTTCAGATGTAAATCTTGCAGCTCGATGTGAGAGTAGTTGTAAAGAAGTAGGTAAAGATATAGTCATAGCAAAGAATACTGCTCAAGAAACAGACATACCTTTAGTTAAGTTAGAACCGATAGCAATGAAAGGGATAGCAGAGCCAGTAGAAATATATACTACAATAGACTTGACAAAACCTGAATAAGACTCTATAATATAAGTAAGAGTGTGCGAATGGTCGGCACTCAATAACTTGCTTTATTAAGGAGTTAATATGACACATTTAAAAGCATTTGGACAATTCAGTCCGTTCTCAGTTGGGTTTGATGAAATCTTTGATACACTTCAAAGAGCATCAATACCTCAAACAAACTACCCACCTTATAACATAGTTAAATCAGGTGAGGCATATCGAATCGAAATAGCAATGGCAGGATTTAAAGTCGAAGACATTGATGTTGAGGTTAAAGATAAAACACTTACTGTATCTGCTGTACAAACAGATGAGAAGAAAGGAGTAGAATATATCCATAAGGGTATATCTGAAAAAGACTTCACTAAAACATTTGCTTTAGCAGAGTATGTTGAAGTAAAAGATGCAGTAGTTGTTGATGGTATCTTGGTGATTGAACTGGAAAAGAACATTCCAGAAGAAGAAAAACCTAAAAAGATACGTATATCCAGCTAATTATAGCTAAATCCTCTCAGAGGCACGGAGAAGCTCTGTATTAAAATATCAGTCTTTCGATACCTATCGCATTAGGTACTATCAGATAATGCAATACAGAGCATCTGGTGAAGTCAATTTTCTCTAATCTGCCATAATTCGTGCATTTAGGTTAGCTTCTATGTAATTATGTATTTCATCGAGCTTTCTTGTACCTTCTCGCACTACAGTCTGTAATGTTGCGTACTCTTCTTGACTAAAATAAGGTTTTAATTCTTTAATATCTGTAGAAACTCTCTCAGTAATTATCTTACCAGTTCTACTATATAATACTTTATAGCCAAGCAGAGTTGCTTCTTTTTGTTTCATTCTTCAAATCCTGCAAAAGTTATGTTATCTTGTCTACCTCTAAGTCCAGCTTTCATATAAGTAGTAGCACGTCCTTCAAAAAAGTTTTGATGTTCGACACCAGTTACTTCATCCAACCAACCTAAAGGATTCTCTCTTTGGTCATAATTAGTTTTAAGACCAAGTTGTAGTAATCTTCTATCAGCTATGTATCTATTGTAAGCATACATATCTTTTTTAGTTAGTCCTTGTATGTCACCCATCTCAAATACTAAATCTAAAAACTTATCTTCTAATGTTACCATCTCTCTACAGATGTCATAAAGTTCTTTCTTAAAATCATCTGTCCATATATCCATGTTCTCTTTAATAAACTCTCTAAATAATTTAGTCATAGCTTCAACGTGCATAGACTCATCACGAATAGAATAGGTAACTATCTGTCCCATACCTTTCATTCTACCAAACCTTGGAAAGTTTAATAGGATTGCAAAACTACTGAAGAGTTGTAGTCCCTCAGTAAAAGCAGAATAAACAGCAAGAGTTTTTGCTATTGTTTCTTTCTTAGCTTTAGAAGGTTTAAAGTTACCAACATAGTCATGCTTGTTTGCCATCTCTTCATAGTCAGAAAAAGCTTTGTACTCTATATCAGGCATACCCACAGTATCAAGTAGTAAACTGTAAGCATGTTGGTGAATTGATTCCATGTTAGCAAAAGAAGACATCATCATTC